TGCCGGTGGTTCTGTAATAGTAATAGTTGTTTTAGATGTGCCTTCAGTTTCGAAATGAACTGGAGGGGGATTGTGTTGTGTGTATTTAAGTAGACCATCTGCTGGCCCTACACCACCTGTTCCACCTGCTCCGCCATCACCTGCTGTTCCACCTTGTCCACCTGTTCCACCTGCACCGCCATCATAAGTTGCGCCTGCTTCATTCAGTAGAGTGTTAAAACTTTTAGCTTCCCATTGACCTGTATCATTGTTCCAGAAAAGAACATAGTTCTCACCTTTAGCCGCTGTAACATCACCTAAGTCATTTAATAGTTTTTGATTTGTTGGATCATTAACTGCTTCAATCTTTACACCATCTGATTCTTCTACAAGTAATGGATTGAAATCTGTTATTGTTGCAGTCTGTTTATTTGAAGTGCCATCACCCAATGTCATCTCAAATTTAATATCTTTAAAATTTGCTACACTTGTATTTGGATCGATAACAAATGAATCATTGATAACAACTTGTTTTAAATTTTCTTTTGATTCGCCTGGTAAAGCAAACGTAATGTTATTATCATTTAATCTTTTTGCAACACCTACGATAGGGCCTTCTGAAATAGGCATTCTAACTTCTTGTGTAACAAATTCTGCATCTATATCACTTGGCTTTTGTCCTTTGTCAAACTGTGTATTTGACATACCTACATGACCATAAACAACTGGAATAACACCTGGTTCAACTTGTTGACCCATGTCTACGCCTTCGTGAACTTTTGGTTTCTGTCCTAATATCTGTTTAATAATAGTAGAGATTATTGCTGGAGCACCTTTTTGTTTTACGAAGTTGCCTATTTGAGATTGTTGTATCTGTTGTGCTAACTTAGTTTTTACAAAATTCTCTAAGTTAAAATTAAACATCTTCATATTATATCTCCAACTTTCTTGCACTTGGTTTATTACCGTTCTCTGTTCCTAAAGAAGCAGTAAGTGTAAAAACCATTTGTTCTGCCGATAGTTCATCTACTGATTTTACAAAGTATGTATGTGGATCGATAAGTGTTGGCGTGTTAAAAAATAATCTCATTCTTTTAATCTTTAACCCACGATAGTCCATCATTGTAAAGTTTGTTGTAGCACTTGCCCATGAACTTATTGCAAATAAATCATGTGCCGCTATTTTTAGTGTTGGTTCTGCGACTTGACCTGTTAAGTCTGAACGTAGATTACTCATTGAGAAATCTATGTGTTGAAACGTTCTTTCTGCACCATCCCATGTAATATCTAAGTTGGCATATGATGTTTCGAATTCTTGTGTGTTTGATACAAATACTCTTTGTGTCCCACCGATAGAACGAAAGTCAAACTCCATAAGTTGTCCAATAGATTCTGTAGCAAGACTTTGTGCTTGTATTTGAGGAGTTGAACTCATAAATCAAATACCTCAATCATACTTGCGGTAACTGTTCGTCTTTCATGGTCTGCCATTTGAACATCAAAACTTTCTAAGTAGAATTTGCCTGCTGTTCTTAATAATTCGTTTGCTGATATATCTATTACGCCTGCATCTTGTAATCTTGCTTCATAAAATAAAATTAGAGTAGCGGCGTCTGTTGCACTTAAGTTGTCATGTTGAACACTTATTGTTCTTCTTTGATAGTTGATCCCTAATGGTGTTCTTTGTATGTAACCATCACCGAACTCTACTAATCTGTGAAACGGTTGTGCGGAATAATTTGTTGAAACTGATAATGCATTTTGTAATGGTAATGCTGTCATTATACTAACCCTCCAAAGCGTGTATTCTGTCTAAGGACAGTGTGTGCTGTTTGTAGAGCAATACCTTCAATATACTGTCTCATTTGTGCTGATTGAAATTGACCTGTTGCCCCGCCTGCATTTACACCTGAAATGTTGAAGTTTACGGCTGAGTTAGATGTTAATGCATTGCTGGCTAGTGCTCCTACTCCTGCACCTGCACCAGTTACTGGATCTACAAGTTTGTTTGGATTTAACCCAACTGGTAGTTCCTCAAATTGCATCTTTGATTCTGATACTGCTTTGTCGATTGGATTGACCATCTTGTTTGGTAACTGATCCATAACTTTGCCGATATCTCTAACTAAGTCTGGGATAAGAGAGTTACCTACTGCCCAGTCATACAAGCCAGTTAACTTTTCTTTACCACCGTCAACCCAACCACCGATTGCGTCTCCGGCTTTTTCAAAGCCTCCGCTAACTTTATCACCTACTGCACCACCGAACTCTTTGACTTTACCAATACCTGCACCGATGAAATCAATCATGCTTTGTATCTTGTCAATAACTGTTCCAATAGTTCCAATAACTAATTCAAATGCTGGTATAACAATGTCAGTCATAACTGTTGCTATGCCTTCAAATGCTGATTGTGCCAATGGTGCTACTGTTTCTGCTAATGGAGATAATGCTTCTGCTATTTTTACTAAAACATCAAATGCTAGTCCAAATGCTGGGACAAGAATGTCGTTAAATATTGTTCCTAATAATTCAAAGATTGGGCCTGCTTTTTCCATACCTGATGAAAGTGAAGCAATACCGTCAACTAAGAATGTAACAGCTTGTCCTAATTTCTCACCAAGTGCCATTGCTAAGTCTTCATTGTTAACAATAAAGTCTGTCATTCTTTGTGCCGCACTATTGATTGCGTCTGAAAGGCCACCTTCACCAACTGCAATCAAGGCATTGTTACCTGCGATACCTAAGTTAGATAATGATACTGATAAGTTCTTAGATGCTTTTTCCATACCACCACCAAAGTTCTCATCGAGTCCTACTAGTAGTGCATCTTTAATCTTTGCCGCACCTTCGGCTGTTTTACCAAATTCTGAGATTTCTAGTCTTGCTAATCCTAGTTGGTCTTCTAAGATTTTGAATACAGGAATACCTCTATCAGCGAGACGGTTTAGTTCTTCTAGTCCTAAACCGCCCGATGTAGTTCTTGAAAACAAATCTGTAACAGCATTCAATGACCCGATACGGTCTGTGGTAACAGACGCCATATCACCAAACGATGTAAGAAGTTCTTCGGTTGGTTCAATACCCGATGACTTTAATTTGATGAATGTCTCTGTTAGAGTTTCGATATCAAAAGGAGTACGTGTTGCAAAGTCATTAATAAACTTAAATGCATCATCACCCGCTTTTGCTGAACCGGTAACTGTGTCAAGTGTTGTCTTTAAATCCTCTGCACGAGAACTTGCTTCAACAACTGACTTAGTAAATGCAGTAATACCACCAATTGTGATGGCACCTGCTAATAGACCTTTTAGTTTCCCAAATGATCCTGATGTTTTGTTGATTGACTTGTCAACCTTGTCAAACTGTTTATCTAGTTTTCCCACTTTCTTATTAAGTGGGCCCATAGAATTAGATATCGAGTTTAGTTTACTGGTTGCTTTGTCGAGGGCTTTGATTTCAATTTCAATACTTGTGTTTGCCATGTTTTCGCTTACTCCGTTGTTCTTTCAACTTAAAATACTCAGCCCATCCTATGTATTCCGATGCTGACATTTCCATAATCTCGTTAACAGACTTGTGCAGTAGTTCTGCTAGTTGATACAGGAAATATGTGTCAACATCGGCACTTAGTTTTTTGCTACGGTCTCCGCTGTAGGTTCTACATTAAGAATATGTGTAGCTATACGTGTAACAACTTCTGGGTCAACTGAATTCATCATGTCAAATTTGTCTGCACCGACAAACATTTTTTTCCCATCTTCTGTTAATGCACGTTGAATAAGGACAGTTGCTAATGCTTCCGCGACTTTATTTTCACGGTGCAAAGCAACAACCTCTTCGGTTTGCTTAAGTGTTGCACTAGCCTTAAAGTATATTTTACAATCCCATTCTGGGCAATCTACCCATTCTAGTTTGTCTGTAAGTCTAGTTTTAAAATGCGTTTTCGCATTGTTGATTACGCTCATTATTTTACCTCTTGTGAAATTATATTATTATGATATAGTTTCAGTTAAGGCACCGCTTCCTGTTACTTCAAAAGTAACGCTGACTAAATCTGCAACTGCTACTTCTACTGACCTTGAAGTCACGATACAATCACCAGAGTAACGTACTTGTTCGGCTGAACCATTATCAACTAAAACTGTTAGTGTGATTGATCCTCCTACTTGAACCGCTGTATCAGTATCATCAAATATTGCTTCAACTGTTCCGCTCCATGATTTTAGTGAACCTACAAACGTTTTGTAACCTGCGTTACCCATCGCTGTAGTTTCTAGTGTATCTGCTTCTTCATTGATAGTGAAAGAAGTAATGTTTGCAAGATTGTTCAAACCTACTGATATTGAACCGTCTTTACCTTTA